CTTTGCTGATGTTATTGCATAAATCAAGCAGCACATGAATGTAACCCTGAGACTTATCTTGATTTACATCAATTTGTGGAAGGTCTCCAACGTGAATCATGCCATCTTGAATTTCCTCAATGGTTACGCGTGGCTGCTCTTGAATTACGATTGAATGAATTAGGTAGGCAATTTCAATAAACCCCATCACCTTAGACATTCGAGCGTTAACCTCTTCATTTGATGCGCGAGATGCACAGCACTTTGAGAACTCAACACGAACTTCGCGAGTCTTGCCAATCAAGCAATCCCCTGTGCGTTCACGGTATACGCGAATCGCATCAGGGTTAAGCTTGCCTCTGTACTCTACGTTACAAAGCCAAATGTGCATTGTTATTCCTTATGGTACTGGTACGCCGTCAGTAACTTCGCCATCAGCAACGAAAATAATCGTTGCCTTAAGGAGTTCGTTTTTATTGGCCGTTTCGCTAGGGAACCTAGGGATATAAGTACCTTCGTAGTAGTAGCTAATCATATCGATTACATACTGGCCAGTAGTTTGCGTTCGAGCGTCAGCAAGTAATTGCTTGTATGCTGGATCGTCATTTGAATCAAATTCAATTGTAACGTTCTGGCCTCGCGACGTTGAAGCATTTGCCAAATATCGAATCCATTCGCCTGATGATTTATTATCAATTGGAATGAGTTCGCCAACGTTCTCAATTGACATATTACCCTGACCTAGCAGGTCTGTTGGTGATGCGTAAGTGCCTTTTTTAACTAGGCATAGCGTGCCTGTAGTTTCGCCTGACATATTTAAATCCTTGTGTAGTTAATTGTCACTGGTATTTGATACCAAGATTCGCTAATTAGAGGAGCTGCAAAACCAGAACCTCCGATAAAAACCTCAGCATCGCCAAAGTTTAGTTTTGTGTTATCTGCAAACGCTACAAGGATGTCATTAACAATCTCAAGCGCCCTTAGATTATACCGCTTTGTTCCTCCACTTGCATCATTGAGCGGTACGAACACATCTACCTGAAATAATCCAGTATCTACATTGCCAGTGGAATCCTTGGTTTCTGTGCTTCTTTCGACCGGAATGAAGTTAGTAGATAGCCATGCATCCTTATCTGTTGGGTCAAAGTCTGCATTGTCATACGCTATGTCATCGTCGGTAATATTTGCGATTGTCGCAGTGGTTAGCCTTGTGATTAGCGCGTTATAAATATCAATCATAGTTTGTTTCTCATCTTAACTAGGTTAATGCGAACCATGCCATTTGGCCTCTGTGCTGAATATCCATTAATGGAAAGGAATTGATATGTTGGCTTCCCCTTGGTTAGTGATGTATTTGTTCCTTTTTTTGGATTCTTAGGATACCCGCCATACTCAACGACGTTTGCATATGGCAGATTGTTGGTGAAGTATATTGTCTTGTCCATTACAAACTCCGGCATCTTAGATACTGAATTGTGGGATCCGGTCGCGGCCTCACCCTCTGCCTTTCTACTTGAGCTCGCACTCGGCTTCCCTGTGGTGAGAAACCAGTTATTACGCAGTCTACCACCATCCTTAAAGTGTACCGGAGTCATAGTGATAATTGCGGAGAGGTATTTTGTGTAAATTGCCTTGACCCTCTTATTCTCCTCAAGCACGATATTATCAATCGCCTTCTCAACTTTATCCAAACCAATCAGCGGCATTAGCGCAACCTCACGATAAGTTTCTGCACAATCGATGTGCCGTATGGGTTAACAGGGTCTTTGGTAATCATCACCCACTCTTCAGTTCCGCGCTTGATTGTTTCGCCTTGTTGGATTTGAGTTGGATAATTGGCAATCGTCAAACCAGCGTCACCCTGCTTAACCAAAGTGCCATCAATAACCGACTTACCAATATTGGTAAATACAGCGTTAATGGTAAACTCTTCAATGGTCACTGTCGGCGGGTCGATTGGACTTGTGCCGCCTGTCGTAGTTTCTTTCATGTGGTAAACGGTTGGGTTATTCGAACCCTCACCGAACTCAACACCGAAGTCAGTAACTAGCCCGTCAGCAAAATCAATCCAGTCCTTAGCAGCCATAGCGACCACCATGACCTGAGCCTTTACCATCATAGAAATAGTCGTCACGAGTCAATCCGTTAGACTTCATGTAAGGTTGCAGCCATTGAGTAACAGCAGGGACTAGCGGAGTAGTGCGTGAGCTTGAACCTGATTTGTAAGTCTTCGAGCCAACGCCATCTAGTGATTCGCTTGATACCTCTTGACCCTTTGCAGTTTTGTTTAAATCTGCACCTCTGTTAATGCTGTCAGCGTACGCTAGCTGGGCGTTAATTATATCCTGTGGGATTGCATCAGAATCGACACTAAAGCCGTTAGCTTCCACGTACAGGCGCGGCATGATACCTGTTTGCTCTTGGCTAACAAGTTGACCTTTTAATCTACTCTGATATGAGCGCTTTAGCTGGTAGTAACCCTGTGTCAGTTGGGCTTTTGCTTTCTCATCGTCAGCATCTAGAGTTAAACCTAGCGCTTCAATCTGTGTTCGTGCGTCAGGTAAATCAACGAAACTGTTCGCCCCACTTACGATTTGCCCTGTCTCCACAATAATATTAATTGTCATGATTTTACCTTTAATTAAGTTGTGTAGTTATTATACATGCTAACCCCAGAAATGACGAAACCCCGCGAGTGCGAGGTTCAATAACCCAATCTATCTAATGCGTCAGATTGGGCGTTTGGATTTGTGAGGTTGGTCACCATTCAATTGAATATCTAAAACCAAAGATATGAAAGAACATAAACCAGTGGTGTACCGAGTTTCGTCCATACATGCTTCTACACCCTGTCCTTGCGTAGAATATCCCGTGATGATACGGAGGCTTTTCGCATGATGGATATACCTTGCAGATTGATCTCTTAAATTTGCCCATCATTCCCACTCCTGCATTAATCAATCTCAATAACTGTCATTTCTTTACCAAACACTGCGCCAGTATCAATCCATAAGCAGTTATCAACCTTTAGCGTGCTTCTCAGTGGCGTATGGCCAAATACGAATAAATCAGCACCTTTGATTGCTTCACTTGGCTTATTGCGCTTTAGGTTGTCGATACGACTTCTATCCCAGACAATATCATGCAGGTCATCTCGGCTTACATTGCCTGTGTAATCGTTTGACGGGTAGTTTGCATGGCACATTACAATCACCTTGTCTCTATGGTGAATCTCCATCACGTAAGGCAGCTCATCATTAGCAATCTTTGCTAGGTCGTTAGCGTACATGCGATCTTCTTGATTTAAATCAAAGTACCAATCAGACCCATTCTGAAGCCAGCACGCTAGATGATTATCACTTTCGTTAACAACAGCATTAATCATTAGGTCTTCGTGATTGCCTCGTACAGCTCTAAACCATTCCTCTTGAATTAACGCCAAGCAAGATAAGCTATCTTCGCCGCGGTCAATCAAATCACCAACAGAGAATAGGTGATCTCTTTCTTTATCGAAACCAACCTCTTCAAGCTTTTCGTTTAGCTTTGTGATTTCTCCGTGAATATCTCCGACGAAAAATATTCTATCTGCATGGTCAATTTTTACTGTGAGCTTTTTCATTCTTATTCCTTGTTTTGCTAGTTGTACTTATGAGATTGGTGAAAAAGGTTAAATTCTAATACACTTGATACTCAAGCCTATTCATCTCCGACAGCCTAAAACAGCAAGCTTCAAAGAAGTCTGTAAACTTCCTCCTAGACACCCTACTTCCATCATCCCACATAGAAACGTCATAGTATTCACTATTATTAATTAGCACCTTACTCACCCCTCTAAGCCCTGTGTTTGACTTGGCGCTTGTTTTTATGTTTTTTAAGTTTCCAGATCTTGTTTTTACTTCACATATGTTTGACCATCTATTATCTAGCGAATCTCCATTTTTATGATCGACATCAAGCTTTGAGCTTGGAAGCTTGCCGTTAACAATAACATGAGCCAGTCTGTGGGCTATCATTGTTCTGCCTCTAAACCCTATCTTGATGTACTTCCTAACGCCTCCGCCAATCGAACCAGCCTTTGAGCCGGCTTTTATTTTTCTACCCAAATCAGTTTTCCAAAAGAATAATCCCGTATCTTTCTCATAACCTACAAACTTTGAAAGCTCAGCATACTGCTCATATTTTTCCATAACTAACCCCAGTATTGAATTTTAGATACAACTAGCCCTTTTTCCCCTGATAGACCAATCTTTAGATTTTAAGTCTTACAGTGCTATCTCTAGCAACGTTGTCTAGTTTAGCTTTTCTCCTACTAAGAGCTAAACAACGCGGTACTCAATCCCCCCTTCAAGCCTCGAAAGGCATCAGGTCCAAGTTGTGAATGGGCGCACACAGAGCTTGTATTTTAAAGGTTAACTTCGCGTTTAGTTTGAAATGGTAAACTGCGCTAAAAAGACATTAGCGACTTGGAGTGATAAGTGGTAGGCAATAAAAAAGGGCTTAGGCGGGATCTATCTGGTCGTGTTAGCAAGGCGTAATGATGGTACTTTGCTACAGATAAATCCTACCTAAACCCTCTAGTATCTTCGGACACGACTCCAAATCAACAATCTAATTATACACCCACTCCACACAAATGCAAAGTGGGGTTTGGTTAACTTTCTGCTAAGTCTTCGTGCATCAACTTTATTGACTCGATCTTTGCTGACGAATCAAGACCGCTGAGTAGAATTTCATTTATATTGTTTGTGTATTCGCTTGTAACAGCCATGGCAATTTCTGTCATATCTTCAATGCTTTCATCGCCAACAGGCCACCACTTTGAATCTTGCATTGCTTTGTACATTTTGCGCTTAAGATTACTCATCTCTATTTCCTCATTAATTAACTGACGCTAACCTTACCAATAAAGTCAGCGTCATACTGTTAAGTTCATCACATTAATGAACTCGCCACACTTCGTAAATCTCACCGCTTTCTGAGTCCATCATGTAGACGAACCCATCGCCAATTATTAACTCAACGAATGTACCGTTTGGTATTTGTATTCCTTCTGCTATGTCGTCATTCATCTAGACTCCTAACAAAACACGCTGTTGATTAGTCGCTGCTTTTTATCGCTGGCTTCGATGACTTTCTTTTCCTGGTCACGATTGCGAAGTGTGAAACCAACTAGCTGATAAGAACCTGAACACCCGCGCTTAGAGTAATTCACGATATCAAAGCCGTGAGTGAGTTTAAGTTGCGACACCATTGTATAAACTCGGCCTTTCTCGGTCTTCACAAGTTCTGTAAGCTCGTCAAACTCAATCTTGCGCTTAACTCCATTAGCAAAGAAATACTCGGCCATATCTAGCAGTGAGTTTGATTGAAAGCAAGCTATACGTAAATCGAACTGGTCTTTTATTTTCTTCTTGGTTGCGTCTTTTAGTTTGAACTGTTGAATCTTCTTCATTGGTTATCTCCGTAGTATTCAGGGCAGATGTTAGACATTACTTTCATGAACTCGTTAATGTCGTCGATGTCGTTGCGTTTCTTTTGGCGCTTGCAGAGCGCCATTGCCTTGCTGTTTCTTTGTGATAATTAACATCCTTAACCAATCTAAAGTTAAGCCAACTATCAGCTAGTAGATTACTCATGCGCTCATCGTTAGTGCCTCCATTCATAAGTTTAAATTGTGCGTGCAGGTTGCGATTAAGTTTCATTCTTACGTGGTCTTTCATTATTCAGCATCCTTCATTTTTAGAAAGCAAATCATTGCAGCTCGTAGTGGATTTTCGTGATCAATAAAAAAAGAAGTATCGTAAGTTGCAAACCAGCCCTGATTTTCATCTTCATATGGCGTTACTGTAATTCGATTATCAAAAATAATAGGACAGGCGTCTGATGGGCTGTTGCAACCGTTAAAGTATTTAAACTCTCGCTCATCGCCAAACCCAGTTATAAACTCAACAACATTATTCATGGGATTTTTTGTTCTAAATTCTTTACCTTCAAGCTTAAAGACAATCTTTCCAACCCTTCCGTTAATCTCAAAATCGCTCATATCTTCATATTTCATTTCATTCACCTCGTCGTTGTTGATGACGTAAATAATAATCTAAACTTCTGAGGCTTGCTGTGATTGCGCTCACAGTTTTTTATATTTGCAGATAAAACAAAGGCCGCATAATAGCGGCCTTTTCTTATTGGTTAACCTCGGAGTCATACCGCTTGATTAGAAACTCTTGATTGGCTTTTATCTCAATCAGGATTTCGTACATCTCACCCTCTTTGCTGTCTCTTATGTGTTTGGTATTTGCTTGCACTTGACTGTAAACATCCACAGAACCCATGATTAAACCAGCAATGAGAATGACAGCAACTCCACTATAAATAGTCTTTGCTACTGTCATAATCTAAACCTCATTAACACCAATGCCAGTCACAGACCCAATCGAAGGCGAAAATGAAGATCCAGTGGTTTCAGACATATCCCAAGCATGAGTTGCACCGGATGGGTAACTTGTCCCGTTATCATCAGTGGTTTCAACTACTCCGTTGGAAATCCAGATTCTATCAATCAAGCCTTGCCACTTAGTGTGTTCATAACTCTGACTAGAAAAGTCAGTGTTCGCACTAACGCTGTTTGAGAACTGTAGGTTTAGTGAGTTTGCACTCGCACCATCCCAGTACGCTGTCGTTCCATAGTCGTAGTACATAACCCCGTCAACATAGAATCTGGTCGTTGAGCCATCAAATGTAACTCGAACAAATGAACCAGCAGGGAACCCACCACTAGGGAGAGTTGTCGATTCAGAGCTGTCGTATGTTCTTGACGCCCCATTGCCGAACATCATCTCAGAGTAAGTGCCGCTATGACCATAAGCTACAGCGAGCCAGTTTCTCCCCTCACGAGTAAATAGTCCCCGACCCATACCATCAGGTTTCCAATCCTCTTGAAGTCTAAACCCGTATGACCATGAGCCGGCATCTGTCATCACGCCATCAAGACTAGCATCGTTACCAAAATCTATGTATCGGATGCCCGAACCCCAATGAACATCGCTTCTATCTGAAGGGTAGTTCACTCCATCAACAGTGACGTTATCTGTGTTAGGTGTTACTAAGTCGTAACCTAGTGAGGACGTTTTAAGATCGCTGACATATCCATCCGCGAGGTTTTGTGGATCTGTTGTTGAGTTTAAGTAGAACATCCAGTAGGTATACCCGCCAATCTGAACAAGGTAATTCCAAGTGCCATCGCCATTAGCCCCCACATAGATTGGGTAGGACGCATCACCAACGAGAGTGCCGTTGCCTGTTGACTGCACGCGACCGTGAAAACCTTGCTTTAGCATGATTTGGGCTTCTGTGCTCTTGCTTGTGCTGATCCGCAAAAAAGGATACTTATTGAGCGTATTAAGAAACTCGGAAGCACCTTGCGCCTCTCGAATCTCCCACTCAAGAAGGTAAGTATCAGAGTCTCCAGCAGGGTTAGATGCAACAATCCCCGCTGTACCCGATCCAGTCGTTGCGGTTGTGGTGTAAGTGATTGTGCCGCTACCAGAGTCAAGTGTCATTTCGCTTGGAAGTGCACCCGACACAACCGCCCAAGATAATATTGGCTTATTACCAGAAAGTACGATTGGATTGATCACACCGCTAGAGTTGACATCAACAAGTGCTGAAGGATAAACGATAGCTGGAGCTGTAAAAACATCAGTATCAAGCATCCAGTCAACACGAGCGTCAGCACCCCCGCCGCCTTCAGTAGCCTTTAGTATATCTCTTAAATATTCATTTACACTCGGCATGTTAACCCCCTATAGCGGTAAGCCAGTTTTTTAAAAGTGTTGATTTGTCATTTCCAGTCACGACTCCACCATTAGCAATGACAATATCCTTAAGCAACTCATTCAAAATCTCACCTTCGTTACTCTGTGATTTGTAAGTAGACATGCACCCTCCATTAAGCAAAAAGCCCCCAGTAAAGGAGGCTTTCGAATTAAGCGTTTCTATTTCTTAATGCCTGACTCTTCGGAAACCAACTTCGGATTAACCTTAACCGGAGTTGTTTTAGCGAGTCGAGCAAGTCGATTACATTCATTCAAGTCGGCTTGTTTTGGTAGTTCAGCTTTCTTTAGTGTCGACTTTAGCTCTGCAATTTGATCTTCAAGCGCTTTGATTTTAGTAAAAACCTCAGCGTTGTGCTCGTTGTTTGTTAGTTCTTTCTTAGCCATATTAGCCTCAGTTAAGAGGGGCGAACCCCTCAATTAATTAGCCATTAGTTTGCAATTACATTGATCACCCGTTTGTCTGAAGGTAGCAAATAGGGATATTCTTACGCTCCCATACTCGATTCCAGTTAGCTGCATTTGATAGCTCAGCAAGAGTAGCAGATTGACCAGCAACAGCCGCAGATGTGAACTCAAAACCAAGCGGGTGAATGATATCAGCGCGACGAGAGTAAATCTGCTCTTCACCACCACCGTTACCAGCATCTGGATTACGGTAAAGCTCAGAAGGAACCTTAGTGCGACCCATACCAGCGGCAATAGCACCGTTACCAAAGATAACAGTAGTGTAAGTTACTCGGTTTGTACCAGCAACGGCGCTCATTGAGTCATCGACGATTACACGAAGATTGCCGTATGTTTGGAATAGAGTGTTGTTGTCTGCATCACGAACGAATGTAATCAATTGCTGCTTACGTAGTCGGCTGTAAACAACTGAGTGCATTGCGATTGCTGCAAAGCCTGCTTGATGGTCGCCAGCAGTTTGTTGCGCGTCTAGGATTGCATCATTACTTACTAGCTCAGCATCAGTAGGAGCGCCAGCAGTATCGGTAGCAATATTAACAACCATGTCACCAGAGTCATTCGCTACGTTATCCGCAAGAATACCCATAGTCGATTGAATTAGGCGGCGCTCATTGGTTGTAGCCCAGTAGTTACCAACTCGGTTAGTAATTGCCATTGCTGGGTCTTCAAGCGCCAAGTCAACTGCTAAGTCCATAGTAGACCAAGATTGGTTTTGACTGGCAAGGCGGTACTTCATGATGCCTTTGGTGATTTTGTTCGGTGTTGACTTGTTATCTGGATCATCATCCGAATAGTTAGGCTCTTCAGTGCCTAGGGGCTTGAAGAATGGCAGTTCGCCAATATTGCCACCAACAGACGCCATCGCTGTGATTCGAGGGTCCTCAAACATAACGCCAGACGATAGGAATGCGTTTAGTTCAATTTGTGCTTCTTGTTCTGCTGCCGCAAACACTAACGGGTTATAAATATCTGCAATTTGAGTAGTAGCCATGTTTATGCCTTATTGAATTGTTGAGCAAAAGTTGGGTCTGAATTGGCGAGCATCGCCTTTTCAGTTAGTGTCATTTTACCGTTAGCAGCCTGACCGCCTTTGTTGCCTTCTGCACCTACACCCTGAGTGTTCGGAGCACTTAACATTGCCGACCATGTAGGGTCTGTTTTTGCAAACTCTTTAAAATCAGCAGTTGTGTTAAATTCTTTATCGCCGTGACGAATGGTTACTTTCTTATTACCTTGTTCGTCGTAGCTAACTTCTGTATTTGCATTCAGTAAAGCCTGAGCTGCTGGTGTGAAGTTTTCATGAACACCGCGCATAATGTCAGAATGAACCTCTGATAAATCACGCTGCTTAAGCATATCGCGAGCCTTTTCAGCTTCAGAATTTGCCTTGGCAATTAACTCTGTACGCTCCTTCTCGCCAAGAGCTTTGGCCTCTTCGTACTTACCTTGAGCCTCTAACTCGGCTTGCTTAGACTTAACAGCATCTTGTCGAGCCTCTTCAATCGTTTGATCTTTGGTTGATAGCTCACCCTTGAAACCGTTAGCTTGATTCATCCAATCATCACGGCTGTCTTTCAAGCCCTTCTCATTTTCAGAGACTAATGTTGCAATCTCTTCTGGGGTCTTGTCGGCAAAGTCTTCCGCCGTAAGTTCTTTGTAGCTCATTCTGCACCTCATGCACTAAATTGTATGCGACCTAACCGCACGAAATGATTATAACATTCAAAAGTCAATACTTACAAATTAAAGCCCCGTACAATGGCGAGGCTTGGTTTTATTTGCTGATTCGGTAGTTGGTTTTATCTACGATACTTAGCCAGTTATCGTGATTGCATCGCTTGAAAGCATAAAACGACTCGTGCATCTCACCTCTCCACTCACAATACAAATCATAGGCCGCTTCCAATCGCTGACGGTCTTCGCGTTGTTGTTCGGTTTCTATCTTGGAAAATGCAACCTCACTAATTAATGTTGAATATTCATTTCCATCAGCAGACTCGTAAACACAAACTGTTTTACCAATATACTTAACCTTGCATTTCTGTGGATGAGCAACCTTAAAGTTAAACCAGCACTCAACACCGACAGTCTGCAATCCTTCTCCATCCCACTCAACCTTTTCGCTAGGCTTTTCCTCTAGTGCTGCTGCGCGTAGGATGTAGCGTTTGTCATCATCCTCCTCATCAAGCTCGTTGTAGTTATTCAGGTCTGCATCACAAATAAAATCAACAGTAGGTCTTGGGTAGGTGTTAAAAATAACATCTCCCTCAACAAACTTATTACCATCAGCCAAGAACTTCTCAACTGTCATGCAGTGGTCGGCAGGGTTGCATTTAAAGTAATTATTTGTAAGTTCGGCCAGCGAGACCTTTGTACCAAAAATATTATCTCTTCCGCATCTAGCTAACTTGCTAGCCCAAATCTCACTATCTGGATTGGCAATCTTAGCCGCTTCGTAACTGTTATATGTTGTCATCTTTTGCTCTCTATCATTTAAATTAAAACACCCAGTAACAATAAGCTAATGGGTGCTGGATTTAAACATCGACGGTTTGTAATTGTGAGCTAGGTCACTTAACTGATTTGATTAGCCTTGATAGTTCGTTGTCCTTAGCTTCCATCTCTTTAAGACTAAGGGGTTTTAGGTTCTTCTCATCAATCGTTAACTTGGCGAATGACTCTGGAGTTAGTGAGCCTTCTTTGATGCCTTTACGAAACGCCCTACCTAGCGTGGGGCCTAATACCAAGTCTTGAGACTTAGCATCCAAGCCCTTAAATGCATCATAGTAAATCTTCTTGCTCGATGTAGTGCCAGGCTCTAACAATCCAGTCTCTGCATCCCTAAAGTTTTCCGGTCTCTCTCCTGATTCATCATCACTGCGATATCTTGCGTCAACTACTGGCGAATTACTCCCACGACAAAAATTGTGAAATGGCGCGAACGCCTTTGAATAGTTCGGGTCGGTCTTTAGTGTGATGCGTAAATCAATAGACCGGCAGAAACCAGACGTTACCGAATCCATAACACTAATATTCTGCGTGCCAATTACAACGCCCTCCTCTTCGAAGTATGCGCGTCTAGCTTGGTTTGCATAGTGCGTGGTTCCTGTTCGTGCGATTCCCCTAGCTTGCTTGCGAGTCTTAACGATTCGATTATCAACTTCAGCCAATACTTGATTGGTTATCTCGCGTGTGGACTGCCCACCAACAAAACCCTGAGCAACAATGTTTGTTATCTGCTCTGCGTTTGCGGCCGCGTATTGCTTGAGCATTTGATTATATGAAGTGTACGAACCTTCACCAAGTTTGATTAGAGTGTTATTGGCCTCAGTCTTAATTACTAAACGTGACACTGTAGCGGTAGCCTCAACAGTCGGGTAAACCTTAGCAATAGCATCAGCTTGGAACTTAGCTTCATAAACACCAACATCCAAATCACCCTTCGATAACTCCTTGGTGTATGACGTTAATTCCTCGCTTACAATCGCATTGATATCCTTTAACAGATTCTCTCTGCGCAATGGAGTTAGATTCTTACCAACCTCTCGATTTATACGATCCGTAATCCTATCGCTCATAGAATCAATGTAAGGGTCTGAGTCATTACCCAAACCAGCAGCAAGCCGCTGTATATAGCGGCTGTGCTCGGCTTGAATGGCGACTAATTCATCATTCTGTTGCGCCATTTAATTGCTCTCTTAGGTTATCGTTCTCCATGCGAAGTCGTGCCAACTCTTCACCCTCACCAGTTGCGCCTTCCTCGTTTAGCTCATCAATAAGCTCCTCGTTGGTCTTATCTGTATAACCTGCCTTTCTTGCAGTGTTAAGCAATACTGATTGAGGTAGTGAGCCACCTTGAACCGCTTGGAATACTGACTGAACATCTTGAGCCGTCATATCATCAGTTACGAACTGGTCATTAACTTTTACTTTAACCTCACCAGTAATGCTCATGAACAATGCGGCCTGCTTGATACACCACTGCAAGCCCTTGGATGTGTTTACAGCGATTCGCTTTAACTGACTGGTTGACGCATTAGATTCAATCTCTTTTGCGCCTAGGGTCTGATTAGTCGATGCATCTTGAGTTACTTGAGCGCCTAACATAATCATGCGCTTTTCTACTCGTTCCATTTCTGTGGAGATAGCACCAGTAGCGGCGATTTGTAGAATCTCAACACGGTCTTGAGCTTTGAAAATGTTCACACCTTTAGCCCCAACGTCAACACCACCAGGGTTTGCTTCTGAGATTGACTCGGTATCATCGGTGAAGATGTTTGTAATTCCCTGACCGTGATAGTGCAAGTTCTCCAGGTTGTCGCAACTCAATTGGAAGTGACCCATATTCTCATGAGCCAAATCAAACATTACCGGGCGGTCGTAAATCGGCTTATTCTGCTCTGAGCCAAAGAACTGGAATGGGATGTAATCAAGAGTCTTATTATCAATGGTAGGCTGTACGATAGATTCCCAATCACCATCACGCTTAACCTTTGATGTATAAATGCCTTCGATTAACTCAAGACGTCGAACCTGCTCTTTGCATTCGTACTCATCGCCCTCTTTCTCCCAATATAACTCAAGCAAATCCACCAGCACTAACTTACCACCAGACACCACATGATGAGGCATTGCTTCGGCATTGTAGCCAATCAGTTTAGCAGGCTGCATTTGACTGCGAGTCTTGCCTTCATTGCTTGGCGGGTCAACCAATACACCGTAACGACCAGTAACCAATAACTCGGACGCAATCTCTAGCGCAAAGTCATTGATAGTTGAGTTTTCACCGTCAACACTTTCCATGAAGTCAGTTAAACCATCAGGCACCTCAGTCTCAGCAGGTTTTGCGCCAACCATACCAACGTAAGCGTCATGAGTTCGACCGGTAGCATTAAAGAATCGACCGCGTGCAAAGTATGACTTGCGACGCTTATCTACAATCTTATAGTTCTCTACAGTCTCGCGATATGCAGGTGGAACTAACCCATAATAACCACAATTGCCATCAAGCAACTTAATAGCCCCTTGCTTACCTCGAATAGCCGCACGAACCTGGGCCCATAATGGGAGGTTGTCGGTATAACCTTTGTCTAGTTTTGTTTCCATTGTATTTACCCGTGTATTGCGAAGCGTTTGCGCTTGGCTTTAATGTACAGATGCTCACATGAATAGCGTAGGCAGTCTAAGAAATGATTAAAGTCATCAATAGGCTTGTTTAGCTTCTTGCCATCCTTATTGGTTGACCATGCGTAGTTCTCAAATTCTGTTTTAAATTCCACCAGATGAGAGTTTACCACAATCTCAAACTCAAGCAGGAAGTCTACGCCAGCATTGATAGAATCAGCACCCTTCATAGCCCCTCTAACCCTACACCCTTTAGCCTTTAATGAGTCAATAGACTTGGGCTCAGAGCTATCACATGTAGTTAGGTGCCGGTGCGCTTTCATCTCCCTAAGCTTCTCCGCTATTGCTGAGTTACTTAAGCCTTTCTCGTAAAACCCATCATAGACATATAGCTTCTTGTTCTTAACATCGATATAAGACTGACTGAATGATGTAGGGTCATTCGTGTAACCGAAGTCTAGACCCTGTACAAACTCACAATCCACCAACTCTTCTTCTTTGATTGGTCGATACTTCACGTTGTGGAATACAAGACCTTCAGCAGTACCCCAATTGCCGAGCGCGTAGATTGAGTAATATCGCGGGTTGGTTTGCTTCTTGTTCTGCATAACCATCTTATAGTCATCATCGATAAACTTGTTATCAAGGAAGGTTGTCTTTAGTGTAAACACATCATCAATAGGGTCATCAAAGAATACGCGCTTTAGCCAGTGCTGGTCTGATATTGGATTGAATGTAATTGTTATCTGCTTAGTAACACCATGGTCACCACGCAGACGTAAATCAAGTTGCTCGAAGTCTTCCTGATTTAACTCTGTTGCCTCTTCGCACCATACAGACGTAACACCCTCGATAGACTTTAGCTTCTCAACATCATCAAGCCCGGTAAACATTAACTGCGAGCCGTTATGTGGAAATCTAATAGTAAGGTCGGTTAGGTTTATCTCTGCCACTGATGTGATTGGTACGCGCCAGTTATGGCACCATTGAGAGATAATGTTTTTCATTAGGGTAAACACTGAGCGCTTAAGTGTGCGGTTAACCTTTCGAACGATTAGATAGTTGTGCTTTTCTGCAATGCATCTAATCAATATTCGTCTAGCCACCTTGTGCGACTTGCCACTACCCGCTCCGCCCCATAAAACTTGATAGCGCGAAAGATTCCCGTAGTAGGGAATAAATGAAGGGGAGTTGTTTTGCAGGTCTAACTTAGGGCCCGTTAAATCAAGCTTTACCATGACAGATTGCTTTCATCGACAGTTTGAACTTTGCTTTCTACTTTCTGCTTGTTGTTATCAAAGCCACCAGTGAAATCAGTAAGAGTCTTGAGGGCTGCTATACGGGCTGAATGACTTGCACCCTCACCAACGTATTCAGCTTCATCTATAAGCCTCTTAACGATGTCCTCAGTTGTTATTAAAGCCTTCTTAGTTGCTTTACCCATAAACAACTGGATAGCATCGCTAATCATAACATTTGATAACAGTCTTGAGCTTTGCTCTTGAGCCGTCTTCTCACTATAACCAGCACTGATTGCAGCCTGTGTTGCATTGAATCCATTTGAGCAATAATACTCTATAAAACTCCTCTGCTTATCTGTCAACTTAGCCATATAATCACCTTATGATTTAATGTTAATCGGCCTAACCGAATTAGCTTGATTATATCACCATACCTAGAAATGAGAAAACCCACGGTTAAGTGGGCTTTAGTTTATTTATTCAAAAGTGAACTAACGATGAGTGCAAATCAGGCTCACCATAAAATAACACTATTAGAATAGTCATGAGAATCCAAAATCCAAAATCACCCATACCCACCCCTTACTCTGGTTTATCTGTTAGTTCTGCTACTTTGTGGCAGATAGCAATGAGCTCAATTTCACTATTCCAACTCATTCCAGTTATATGGCCTCTTCCATTGCTTGAATATGGAAGTCCAGTAGCCTTAACCGTCACTGCAAGCTCATCACGCCAATCAATCTCAACTTGTCGGTAAACATTTCCATTTGAGTAACATTCACACAGTGACTCTTTACTGTTGATTTTTACGTACTCGTCATTTGAGAAAAACACGCCTCCAGAAACGGCAGCAACATCAAAATACAACTCACCCCTCTCAAACTCTTCCTTCAAATCAAATATAGACTCTTCGACTTTTACGAGCTTGGTTGGTTTTGGTTTTTCTTGCTTAAGGTCTTCCATTTCAATTTCATTGCTATAATTATCCATCGCATACCCCCTTGGGTTCCAACTAATCCTACTCCCATCAAAGCAAATATGTGTCATTTCACTGTTGAACCTAACAGTCTGGTCGTTGAAGTCCAACCACTTCGCGCCAAGTGAAAACAATCTCTCTTGGAACGCTCTTGATATTTCATTATTACTGCCATCAACATAGCAATCGGCAAAATCTTCAAGTTTACATCTATTCATTTTCAGTATCTCCAATTAAGTACGCAGCCATAATAGACTGCGCATTGCTTTAGGTCTGTGATGGTTGTCACAAGTTGCTATTTACATTCCATATCAATCATTATCTCGCCAATGTCACCAGTCCGCTCTTTGTACTTAATGTAATCTTGGTATGATTTGAACTTGGTTGTAGTTTCTATATCTCCGACTTTTTTAATCTCAACAACATCAAAACTAGAATCATTACACTTACACATTTTTACACCACTCCATCCGCTTGAGCTTGAATAGCTCGTATAGTTACCGCACTTATCGCAAATCTCACACTTAACACTGGTCATCACCACTCCTCACTTAATTTAATATCCATCACATCGATGCGACACCACATCAAATCATGCAGCCTTGTTAGTCTTACCCTTTGCTCTGTTGTTAGGTTTGTATTGTCCAATATGACATAACGGCTTGGATTCCCACTTGCATTCTCAATCAACCTTGCTGGCACATCTAAAGCCTCAAGGTTAGCTTTAAAGTCTAATGCGCATAGTGGAGTTTGAAGTAGTACCTTTTCTATTGTTATCTATTCAACCTCTGGCGCATCTGGCAGTGACATCCAGTGAGTTACAGAACTCCAAACAGAACCCCCTTGCAGGTCAGTGAAGTCACCGCCTGAACTATAAAAAGCCAAGCCAATGCTATATCCATCATCCTCAAAAATAAGAACATCGCAAATATCACCAGGAAGCTCATCAAAAACACTAATCCACTTACTCATAACTGATTCAACTCCATATTTAATTCTTGCTCTGCTACGCTATCCATAAATGATTGGTAGCAACGATTTACCCATACATGCCAACTAACATCGACCGGCTGACTATCTGTTAGTTGGTCGTAAAACTTATCTTCATAGTCGAATATAGACATTAACCACCCCTAAACATTCAATTTAAACTACATGTGCGTTACCAGATTAAACGATGACGCACCCACTTAAGCTACCCTACCAGTTTCTATAAATTCGAACCGTGAGCCGCTTCACGTTTACGCTCTCTGCAAATCTTTAAATGACGATGGATTGTCTTTGCGCTTACTTCTAATTCATCCGCGCAATCTAAAATGGTCGCATAATCCTTAATAACCTCATCCATATTGTTCATTTCGTAATGGGTAAGGCTTGAATCAATCTTTGGCTTACCTTTCGATGAGCACTTAATCTTATGTTTCTTGGTGAACCATTCCATTTGACTCTGTGAGTATCCCATCAATTCACCGACTCTGCTCTTGGTGTGAATCTTCAGCAACTCTTTAAGCTCTTTGTGATGCTTGGGGTCAACGCTGCGATAAACAAAGAATCCAATCTTATTACTTACCGTCTTCTCTGCGCATTCGTAGAACTTAGCCGCCTTTGCGATAGTTCCCAGTTCTTTTACTTTCGCTCTTACTTCTTCTTGCGAATAACTCGCCAATTTATATGGTCTAGCCATTTGATTAACCTCTTCAGTTGATGAATACATTATAAATTCAATATCCACCAACTTCCGTGATAGCGCTCACAGACTTAAATCTATCTAGGAATGCACTTCAAAATGTGAGCGATAACCTCGTCCGTCCATCCATTTCCGGCGATCTTGTAAAGTTGAGAGTTAGATACTCCGCAATCTAAAATCTTATCGATGTAATGCTCTGGCACTGTTTGGAGTCGGAAGCATTCTCGCAAGGTCTTTTTTCTATAATTTCCGTTATCGTCCATGAAATAGTTATAAGGGACACCCTTGTACATATTTGCAGTCAAGGTAAATGATTTTTCGTCCTTTGACGTCTGAGTGTATCTGTCGGCTCTTCTGGCTCCAGCCTTCATCCACTTATCATTTCCTCTTTCCATGTAATCAATCGACTTTTGAGAGTAACTAAAACAGGCGTCCACATCACTCTCAATAATATCAGCAAGCACAATCCCTTTATCTTTCGGCTGAATAACTGGGAAACTGGTCCAGTAATAACGGTTACGATTTTGAGCTGATACCCGGGCGCTGTTGATTAGCGTTTTATATAACGGCTTCTTTCCTTGGTTTTTGTAAATTGAATCAAGGTAATCTTGAGGTTCATCACCAAAGCACTCGAACATAAACAGCTCTTTTTCCATGTGTGAGGTAATGTAAATCTCAAACTCTTTCTTCATCTTCACGTTTTCAATTAAGAACTGAACTTTCGGGTTGTGCTTGCGAGCATGCTTCATAATATCGAGCATTATCCAAAACAACTTGCCGCGCTCGTCCTCATCACCTAACTGCTGACCAGACATTGACCAAGGCTGACAGGGGAATCCCGCGAAAATTATATCGATACTAGCCCAATCAACATACCAATCGAGCCACTGTGTAACGCTACCTAATCGCGTTTGATTTGGATGAATGGCGTTACTTACCTGAATTGCGTACTTATCAATCTCAGCGCTGCAATACGTTCCAACTTCAATCCCTGCCAACTCACAAGCTGTAAACCCTGAGCTTTTTCCATCAAAAAGACTTAATACGTTCATTTTGTTTTCTGTTTGTTTTTAGTTGATAGCTAAATCATATAATCATTAGCCATCAACATCTGTGATAGGTGTCACATGTTTTGAGATTGCATTGCTTTCATGTATTCGCTGTCTTCTGGAATCTTGATGTGGCAACCAATAGACTCAGCCCAATCTAGTATCTGAGTGATGTAATTCATCGCCTCGCCTTTGTCTAGCTTGCTTGAACTCTTGAGTGTCCAAACCTCGCGCCTTTCACCAGTCTTAACATCAACGAATGTTTCTGTTTGCCATCCAAGCATCTTATTTTTGAGGTTCTTCTTAACGAACTCTGGAGTCCATTCATTTCGCCCCTTAGCTACCAGGTATTTGCTAATCTCCTGGTAACAGACATGCTGGAACGAGTTTTGCGATAAGGACCGCTTACCACTGTTCGTAATCTTAACCTTGAGCGCTCCACCTCCTTGCTCAAAGTGGTCATGTGCGTAACCACTTATCTCGTGCAAGTCATCAACACTTGTTACTAGCTTCTCAAATGCCATTAAAACGCCTCCGTAACGCTCTATAAGCTCATCAATTGGATTCACGCTGTCGTATATGCCAAATAAACATAAACGCCGTCTACCTTCGTGTTAGCTTCGTCTAGCTTTACTCTGGCATTGTTGTAATAAAAATGGCCGCGCTTCTCGATATCCTTGAGTATCTTACCCATTGCTGGTGAGTTTCTGTGTAGCTTTGGCATTCTAAATACGTTGTTCATTTCTTTTTGCCCTGATTTGCTAGGTAGTTTAAAAACATCAATGTCATTGGTATTGCCGATAGCATTGGCCACATCATGAACATATAACCGAGCTCTCCTATTGCGACTTCAGACTCGCTAACCTTGACCATTACAAAGCATGCGGGGATCATTGATATGTATATACCCAATAATCCAGACTCAACTATGTTTAACCTTTTTAGCCATTTCATATTACTTACCTCTCAACTGGTCAGCGGTTAGTGATACCACGCCTAGCTTGTACTCTTTCTTTCCAACAGTTCCATCATATATAGGCCGTGGCTCTTCGAAATGCTGAAATACCTTTAGCTTTCCATCGTATTCACACCAATCTAAATAAAATGAATCATCACCTACTGGGCCGCAAAGCGCCTTTGACTTATTTAAAACTGATTTGACCAATGGAAGCCATATTTTTCTAACGTTCTTATTCTTCATCTCATTACCTATCTAGTTAAAAACCGCGCCATTTTCACGCTCTGTTAATTCAATCTCTGGCTTGCCATCATGCAGAGCCCATCCGTCAGTTCCATCGCCATAAGCCTCGAAGATGTACCACCAAGAACGGTTAGCGTAGTCGGTTTCCTTTCTGTAAAGTCGTCCGTTGCTGCCTACGAAGTATGTCTTTTTGTATTCGCGCATAATTGTTACCTATCTAGTTAAAAGTTTTTAGTTGGTCTAGCTGCTGATTGTTTTGATTGCTTAACCATGTGATCAGCTTCTGCTTGGCCGTATTCAATAAAGTGTCCATTCTTCCACTCCATGTAAACCGCGCCTTGAGTGCCGTGTCTCGCTTTAGCAAAGTTAATCTCTGCAATGTTTGCGCATGGAGAATCCTCGTTATAAACAACATCACGGTACGGAAAGATAATCCAGTCAGCTGCGTCTTGAAGTTCACTAGAGCCTTTTAGATCGCTTGCCATTGGTCGCTTATCTCCGCGCTGCTCCACGTTCTTTGATACAACTTGAGACAATAGAATCACTGGCGTTTGAATCTTCTTTGCCAGCTCTTTTAGCTTCTTGCCAACCTCACCCAATGCGCGCACTTGGTCTTGATATTGACTTGTATCAACTAATCCTGCGTAATCCACGCAGATTAGGTTTGTTTCTGGATATCTAGCCTTGTGGTCAACTGCTTGAGCGAATATCTCATTAATGGTTAGGCCGCCTTGATCTAAAACGTGGAACTTCTTGTCTCTCACTCTACACATGGCCTCACCAATCTTCGCCACTTCAAAATCATTCATGTGTAGAGGATTTCTGAGGCTACCAATTGATACGCAACCTTCAATAGCAATTGAACGCTCAATTAACTCTGTCTCTGACATCTCAAGAGAGAATAGCAAAGCACCCTTATCTTCGTCAGAAGCGGCATTCGAAAGTGTGACCATTAGCTCAGTTTTACCCATGCCCGGACAGCCAGCCAATACAATCAGGTCAGTTGGGTTAACACCACCAGTCTTATCATCAATAGCCTCTATGCCAAACTTTAATCGTCGGTCGTGGTTTTCTCCCGCCATTCTGTCGCCAAGTACCTGCATGTAATTCTCAGCAAGCTCTCGGGCAATAACTGGTTTCTTCTTGTCAGTCTCAACGACAAGGTTAACAACGGCAGACTCAACCATCGATGCAATCTCACCAATCATTGATTCATCTGTGCAATTGTCGATTGATTCAATAACTCGCGTGAACTCATCTCTAGCAGTTCTTAGGTAGTAACCCTGTCTAACCTTCTTAGCAAACGTCTTTACACGTCTAGGTGTTGCGATAGACTTCTTAATCATCTCAACAAGACCCATCGAGTCCATGTTTGTTTTATCAGCCACCGCTAGAACATCAAAATCACAACCTTTTGAATGCAGCTCCTTTACTGCTGTGAACATCTGCCTGAATGAGCCGTTCTGGAACATTGCAGGTTCAATCTTATCAATCACCTCAATAAAGTCTGGCGTCTCATCTGACTGCATTAGAGCGCTTACAAGTTCAAGTTCGTAGTTGTCGTAATTCACTAGTAATTTTCCTTAACGTTTAAAAAACACTTCTCGCCAACAAAATATTCAAATGTCTGAGCATTCCAGAATTGACCGCTACCATCCGTTTTAATTCTTCTCTCGAACATCCATTGCGCATCAGGATGGTCATTCAAAAACGTTAAGTAGCTCTCAAATTTCTCATAATTCAATTCGAAATCATCAAATAGTTTCTTAACTAGTTTCTTACGCTTCTCTGTCAGCTTAACGATGTTGCTTGCTTTGGTTAGTGTTGCGTTGAATATCTCTTTGATTCTGTCGTAATCCAAAGATTGTTTTTTAGGTGGCGGAGCCGAAGGCTCAAAGTCAGAATCTTGGTTATTAGTTTCTAGTTCTTGGTTATTAGTTTCTAGTTTATAGTTAGGGATACCTTTCGGATTCGATTCGGTTTCCTCTTGGTTATCTTCTGGATTCCCACTCGGTTTGGCTAAGTCATTGATTTTAGGGCGACCTCCTAGCTTTGCGTTTTTCTTGTTACGCTCTGCCATTTTTTGGTATTCGCCTATTAATTTTTCGCAGTGGTTTTGAATCCATCCATCTTTTGTTTTTGTGAAGAACTCTTCAAGTATAATATCAACCGTTTCCGATTCGTCAGCCATTCGCAACTTTCTTAAAACCAAGTGGGTTTTGAGTGGTATTGGCTTTTCGTGGTCGTAATAGAAATTGATAAGCCTTAGGTATATTGCTTCTTCTTTAAGTGATAGGTGGCTTGTGTCTTTCGCCCACCCTGCAACGTTGAACTTATAGTAATGCATGATTATAATTACCTCGAATCTACTTATTTACCCTGTTGTCGCAGGGTTTATATTTCCCATACTGATTTGTGTCTAGGTCTTCTTGATATCTCCATGACTCTTTCAGAGCCTTTCTCTGTTAGTGATATGAATACTGGTGTTCTGCCTCTTCCGCAATTTTCTCTACACTCCCTTAGCTGAACTAGTTTTTCAGACATTATGTATCTTATTGCACCATCTCTCATATCCTTGGGGTAATTCCTTATTTTCATTGTCACTTTGTGCCTTGGTTTTTCGCCATCCTCAAGGAATATAAGTATCATCGCTACAAGTTTATTTTCCATTTTTTCAAACCTCTGTTTTGTGAATATAAGTATAGTATTGCAAACAAGAAAAGAAATCAATAAATAAAGCCCAGTAAAACGTTTTGTAACTTTGCGTCTTGATTTGCGTCTGTGTCGTGTTTTATCCATTGCATTATTTATCCTCCATTAAATCGCTTGCGTATCTCTCACCAAGCCATGTTAAGCCTTTGGTTGTAACTCTTGTTTGCGTGAATGCGTGACCGTTTCTTTCGCCAGTCTTGACTTCAAATAGCTTTTGTTCGTGGTATTTCTGATAAGGCAAAAGCTTTCCAGACATTCGATACAATATGTCATGGTCAATCATCAGTGCGATCATCTTGCGCTCTGGGTAGTTCAGTATCTTTGCTGTCTCTCTTAGCGTCTTAGTCGTGCCAGTCTCAACAAAGTTATCAACGAATGCCACTTTAGGCGCTGCAAGTTCAAGTGCTTTTGCTTGGTCTGCTGCTAACTGAAGCGCTTCCGCAAAATTGGTTGGTACATTAGGCTCTGAAATCTTCTTAATCCACATTAAAACCTTTTTTACGAACAATCTTTGACTCTCGCATACCAACTAAAAGCATTTGGTCTTTGTTTAACATGTATCTAGTTAGTATTACGTTTTATTTTTCCACTGCGAAAGTTTCGCACACCCCTAGATCATCGCACTCGTCTTTTACTCTAGCTAGAAAATCATCATGCCTAACCTTATTTCCACCCTCTTCAATCCTAAAGGCGTTAATTTGCTTCCAAAGGTCGTAGCTGCTCGTTTTCATATTGATAATTGCTATGTTCATTGCATAACCTCCTTTGTGCATGGTCGTGAGTCGTTATCGATATCTTGGCTTTCGTTGATGTATGAGTAGAACTCTCTATCTGTCATGCTTAACTTTGCAACCGATAGCATTGATAATCCTATCGCCATTGCTGCTCTTGATATCTCGGACTTACTATTCATTGAGTTATCGCTAAAGGAATCTATGTGCTGCTTAGATGAATCTGTAAATAGTGTGTTTAGCTTTTTCATGATTGCTCCTTGTTGGTATGTTTATATTATGGGTATGTATGGGTATTATTACAAATGAAATAAATCGATTGATATGCTGATTTCTATGAATAAAATCGATTAACAATCTAACGACATAAAAAAAGGAACCCGAAGGCTCCTTATCTTTCTTTCAACGCTCCATTAATCCGCCCTATTTGTTGTATTTAGTTTTAAATGTTACTCTTGTTATGTAGTCCTGACTGCTTATATCTCCGTAGCAATTTTTTAGCTCTTCGATGAGCTCTCTTATCCCGCAAAAGCCATCCCTAACGGCGTGAAAGTCATTAAGGTCTGAAACCTTTAACAGCTCAACCTTTGTTATCATGCAGTCCATTTCATTACCAGTTTCAACATTCTCTATTGATGAGTTCCCTACATTAAAGTTTTTAATTCCAAGTCGAATCGATGTTGATTTTGACTCGAAGCACTTTATGTAATTTTCATCTGTAAGTGTTATTTTCTTATTCATATTGCTCCATTAAGGGAAAGCTCGCGCAATCCCTTGGTTTTGGTTTATTGTTCGCCGATAATCTCAAGTATTCTTGAGTGCTCATTACTTCCTATGTCGCTATGCATGTTAAGGCACCAAACAAGCCTTTTAAATGCGACTTGGTAATTTGGCATTTCAACTATTGCTTTGACCCTCTTCCAGTCACCAGATCTTATTGCTATAGCTAAACCTGTATGACTGCACTTATTTTGAAAGCAAGGTGTTGTACTTGCCCTGCACTCTGCCGTGTATATAAATGCGTCTTGGTTTTCTTTTATCGCCTGAATTAAATCACTCATAATCTTTCTCCTATCTAAAACGGCAAACAATCGCCTTCGTAACAGTAATCTTTACCGTCAACTTTTCCGCACTTGCAAACCAATGGATTCTTGATTGCACACCAGTGAGTAACCGTCTTAAGTATGTGGCCACCAGAAACTTCAACATTCCACTGTGGATGGTAGTTATCACCATGCGCTGAGTGATTGATGATGTTGTACTTCGCCGTTGTCATTTGCTGCGTTCCGATATTTGTTATGAACGAAACTAAAACCAACTCACCAATCTCTGGCGTTTCTTTTTCGATATTTACCCAATTCATTTGTATTGCTCCATTTCGTTAATTGCTTCATCTTCTGTTAACCAACCGCCAGTTAAAACATCACCGTCTAAGTGTATGAACCATAGGTCTAGTGAGGATTGCTGTGTTGTTATCATTGGTTTTCCTCGTTAAGTTCATCAGCCCTTTCCCATGCTTCTTGTAAGAAGTTCCAGTCAGGGTTTTGCTCAATCACCTCGCCGCAATGAGTTACTGTGAATTTGCCATCTATGATTTCTGCTTTAAACATTTCGCGACCTCTTGTTTGGTTGAGTTAATTATTGCGCGACCTAGAACTTATCTCCAATCGTTTGATTCAATCGTTAATTTGATTTTGAAAGGTTTTACCTATCACAAAAAAGGCTACCAATTGGCAGCCTCTGTTTAGTCTATAAGTTTTTGCATTCGCCTTATCTCCTCATTCCAACCCTTGCGCATTCCTTCAAGCTGTTCGCATGTAAACTTGGCTGCCTTGGTGTTTGTTTCGCAGTAATCAATAATCTCTGTAGCGCGATCCAAGCCGAATCTGTGCTTTAGCCCTGCAATGTATCCAATAGTGTTTTTGTTGCCTGCTATGTTGCCACTCAAGCCCATATTGCAGTATCTATTACATTGAAGAAATGTGTTCTGTTCGTCGTATCTGAGGTTTGGCTGGCTTCCTCTGGTTTTGAAGTGACCGCAGCACCAATCCATATTTGGTTTTAGACAGCTAATGCAGTAAGGCTCAATGTTATTTTCTTGGAACCATAACTTTTCTTGTAAAACTCGAAGTTTGTTAAATGTTATCTGGCACTGCTTGTGCTGCCACTTGATATCCTTTTTATTGAACTCCCGCCTAGCTGTACTGGCTGACTTACTTTTAATCTGCCGCCCCTTGTTCACAAGCTTATCTTTATTTCCTACCTGGTATTCTATGTAGTGGTCTTTATTGCAGAATGCTTGAGTACCACGGATAAACATTGTTTCTACCGGTTGTCTTTCTTTGCAATGACTGCACTTTCGTTTTGAGTTCGCCATACTTCCTCCGTTTGTTTCGTAAATTATATCGCACTGTGATTTTTGTTTTGTGATGAGGTTCACAGTAAGTCTGTTTGATGGTGGTTAGACTGTGTGTAAATCGAAAGGGGAATGCAATGATTGATTTGTATAGCTTAGACAAAAACACTTACGACCTTTTAAATGACGCAGCTAAACGTGCTGGTCTAGGTCTTTACGAGTATGTTTACTCAATTTTAAATAACGCTGCTGGTGAAGAATATGCACAGCAACAGATTGATGATAATAGGAGTGAGCGATAATGCTATCGATTTTCACGGACATCGAAACCTTACCTCAACCTAATGGGCTAGGTAAGTTTGTAGATGATGCTAGAGGCTCGATTAAGGTTCCGTCAACACTGACTAAGCCTAAACTTATCGAGGCTCTAGAGCTTGGCGCTGACGCTAAATTCAAAACTGTAGATGAACTAAAACAGGAATGGATTGATAAGTTCGCAACTGTTCAGGCAAAGATTCAAGGCGAACAAGAGTGGCGTAAGACTTCGTTTGATGGCTCTAAGGGTGAGATTTGTGTTATCTGTCCTGCTATTGAGGATGGTGAGATTTTATCGTTTAGTCAGATGAATATGAGTGAGGCGCAAATGCTTCGCGAGTTCTGGCAATGGCTAAGCGATTCGATTGGAATGCATGAATGGCGCTTTGTAGCTCACTACGCTAAGTTTGATATTCCGTTTATTTGGCATCGCAGTGTGATTAACAATGTGAATCCGAATGTTTACTTTAACCCTCACGCTCGTCATGGTCGCGATGTGTTTTGCACGATGGAAGCTTGGTGTGGTTATGGTAATCGAATCTCACTTGATAACCTGGCTAAAGCGCTTGGCGTTCAGAGTAAAACCGAAGGCATGGATGGTTCAAAAGTTTATGATACATGGATCACAAAACCGGAAGATGTCGTTAGCTACTGCCGTCAAGATGTCCTAGTATTGCGTGACGTTTACAAGAGGATTAATTTCTTATGAGTAACTTCTACTCAAGCTTGATTAAGGTTCAAGCTACACTTAACGCGCCGAAAGGGCAGTTCAATTCTTTCGGGAAATACAACTACCGAAGCTGCGAAGATATTATGGGAGCAGTTAAGCCGCTGCTAGCTGAGCATGGGCTAGTTCAGTTTGTTAGTGATGAGATTGTTTTGATTGGCGATAGGTACTACGTCAAAGCAACTGTTACCGTTACAAATGGCACAGACTCGCACAGCGTTAGCGCTCTTGCTCGTGAATCTCTAGTCAAGAAAGGTATGGATGACGCGCAGGTAACTGGCTCCACAAGCTCATACGCTCGCAAGTACGCACTGAACGGCATGTATAATATTGATGACTCGAAAGACGCTGATACAAATGAGTTTAGGCAACAGGCAACTAGTAATGCACAGAATCACGTAAAAACTGTAGCGATTGATTTTGATAAGATACTAGGGGAATTTACAAACAAGGCATCAGGTGCGAATGAGCAATCACTAAAAACTGCGTTCGGAGATGCATGGAAAAAACTATCGCAAAGCAAGCAACATCAAGATAAAGCAAAAGAAGTATACGATTTACGACTATCTGAATTAACACAATAAGGAATAAAAAAATGGCAATTTCTATCACAGGCAAACTAAACAAAGCAGCTAACCAATTTCAAGCTGGTGAATCAACCGGCTTCGGTGTTCGACTTGGTGTTCGTTACTATGACCGTGAAACGCAGAAGAACGAATACACGAACTACGAAGCTGTTATCTTTGCCAAAGCTCCGGCTCAGGTGCAATTCTATCAACAGGCGCTTGTGGAAGGCTCTGTGATTGAGTTAAGCGGCACAACTCAGAAGATTAAATCCTTCGATGGCCAAAACGGGCAGGTGTTATCTATTGAGATTCATGACGCTAAACTAGGATTCGTGCATACTGGCAATCAACCGCAACAGCAACAAGCGACACAGCAAAACCAAGGCTACCAAAGCGCACCGCAACAGCAGCAATATAACGCTCAACAACACCAGGGGTATCAACACCCGCAACAGGGTTATCAAAATAATCCAAACGATGAGCCTCCTTTCTAATTGGCCAACCAAGCCCGCTTTAATAGCGGGTTTTTCTTTGCCTGCATCAAATCTGTGACGACCATCACATACACAAATTAGTTTTGTTTGTATATTTAACTCAACGAAACGATAAGGAATAAACAATGAGCAAGTTAGTGGAATTTAAAGAAGCGAATTTATCTAAGCTAGAATCAAAGTGGAACGCTTTGGCCAACCAAGAAGATTACACACCAAGCTATGAAGCTGGTTATAATTCTGGCTTTACTCACTTTGTAGCTAGTGAGTTTTGCAATCATAATAATCAAAGTGGAGAGTATATCCATGTTTGACTTTGAAGATAACAAAGAGCTTGTTGTATGCAGCAAGCCACCAGTTAACGGTAATATCTGCGAGAGGTTCATCGCGATTGATACCAACCTAACCAAGCTTGTGATGATGTGGAGTGATGAGCTTAATGGTTTTGTAGTTGAGGCGACCGATGTGGTTTACACTTACGAGCAATTAGAGCGTGATTTTGATAAGTTTGTTTGGGTTAAAAATAATGAGCACTAAACTTGATATGGTGAAGTTATTTTTAGTTTGCCACCCATCAGAAAGAAGCGCGCCATCAATAGCAATGATGCTTGAGTGTAGTGAGCGGACAGTTAGGAGTGCAATGGAGTCACTTAACATCACTCCAATTAAGCGACCAAAAGAGTGTAGAGGTTAGTATGGGTAAGTTAATAGGTAACACGGTTTCAGTTGGATTGTTTTTAACTGTGATTTACGGTTTATACATGGGAGGTTTATGATTTATGGGAAAGTATCGATTCATGCGAAACTACCACGACCACCACAAAGGTGAGGTTGTCGAAGGTATGCAGTTTGATGATAAAACTGTTATGGTGAAAACTCCGTATAATACGGGTTCTGTTATTACATTTGAGCCGATGTTTTTAGGATCTCAACAATTACTGGTAAAGTTAAAATGAGTGAATGGTACATTAAGATGATGCGCAGTGCTGAAAACTGGCAAGATGCTAAGAATTACGCAAGCATGGCGGGTTATGATGTAGGTAAGCTTTTACAGGAGAGATATATCAATGAGTTACGTTAATATTATTGCCTTTGAGGAAGGATACCGCGCTAAGCCATACCTGGACTCGCTAGGCTATCCGACATTTGGTTATGGCATTAAGTTAACCAATAAAAATGTGAACATTGATAACTTTGAATGTTCGATTCCTGAGCCTGTTGCACGATTATGGCTAGAGACTCACGCAAGCGAGGAGGAAACAAAGCTTTGCAAGTTCTCATGGTTTATCGATCAATCAAAAGATGTTCAGGACGTGTTGATTAGCATGAGCTATCAGTTAGGCATTCACGGCCTGTTACGCTTTAAAAAGATGATTGGAGCGCTATCTATAAATGACATGGAAACGGCAGCTACAGAGGCTTTAGATTCGAAATGGGCGCGTAGTGATTCTCCTAAGCGAGCTAAACGACATGCTAGAGTAATTGGAGGTGAATCTATTGCTAGTGTATATGCTGGACTTATTTAAAGGTGTGCTAATCAAACCTTACAAAATGCAAGTTAATCAATTAATGTTTATAGGGAGAGTATTGTGAAGAAACCATCGGTAAGTAAGAAAATCGTTGCGGCAGTGGTCGCGCTGGTTGCTGCAATCGCTGCGTCATATGGTCTAGTTTTGGGTGATGACACTCAGGATGTAATTGTAGATGCAGCCTGCGGTGTGGCAGTGGAGTGCACCGAATGATTGAGATTCTAGGCGGTGTTGTGCTGACTTTAATTGCAGCGCTATACTTTGTGTATAACTCATGGCAATCGGAGCGTGGTAAGCGCTCAGAGGCTGAGGAAAAGGTATTAGCGCATGAAGCTTTGCAGCGTGTTAATGAAGATATTGCTAATGGTGGGGATGAGTATATTTCTAGCATCCTGCGCGACGCAACCCGCCCTGTGCGAGGTGGTGCAGCCAGTGACGATATCGGTGCATGATGTTTTAACCAAAGAGACAAAGGAGTCTATTGTGAGGAATAAGTTATTAATTGAGCGTATTTGTGGTAAGTAAGTGAGGTGGTCATATCTACCGCGCAGGTTTAAGCGCATTTGGTCTAATAACGTTGATTAACGTGATTGACAGCGAGTGCATCCACACCCGACAGGATGGCATTCTTTCTACTTTTGCGGCACAATTTATGGTCTCTTGTTTGTTCGTAATTTCCGCAGCCTCATTAATTTGAGGCTTTTTTATATCTGTCGTATAGGTCACAGTTTTAATTTATCAAGGCTAGTATTATTAACTCAAGCCAATCAGAGAGGTTAATTAACATGGGAAGTAAAGGCAAAACGAAACCAAGCGAAACATTTTACAAGCAAGGCTTTGATGACGCTCAGTCTGAAAGTCCTTGGTTCAGATGGAGAAAGCACACTTACTTAAATAGCTATCGACTTGGATTCAAGCACGGTTCGAAACTTAAAGGTAAGTGATATGAGTGGCAATCGAAGAGGCAAACGGTCTGGAAGTAAAAGACCAAACACCAAACCAAGCTGTAGAAGTCGCCATGTTCATTTGAGGAATATGGCGAGATATCAAGCAAATAGATTACATAGAATGGAGATGATTAGATGTCACTAGAAAAAACAAAACAATGGTTCGAGCAAGCAATTCCAGAGCCTACGGTTGAGCAGGCTTGCATTCAAGTAGGTTGCCATATGGAGGAATTTTCGGAGATGTTATCCGCTCTAGCTGATGATTTTGAGTGCTGCGCTGTTGGGTCAATTGCGCATGAGTACAAAACATGCAACTTAAAAAATTTAGCGATGATAAGCTCAGCTAGTAGCGATGTGAAAATCGAGATTCTTGATTCTATAGTTGACCAGATTGTTACCGCTGTCGGTGTTGGTCATATGATGGGAATGGATGTGCTAGGGGCACTGGAAGAAATTAACCGCAGTAACTTTTCTAAGTTCGAAGATGGCAAGCCAGTTTTTGATTTAAATGGAAAAATCACGAAAGGTAAGGATTACGTTAAACCTAACTTGGAGAAGTTTGTATGATTGAATTTTTGAAGCAACACCGCGCTCAATGCGCAAAGGATAGTAAGGCGATGAATTTTTGGTATTCATCTAAATGTGAAGATTTGCTAGGATAACATTATGCTAACACGACTGGAGTTATCTACGTTGCGTAGACTGGCAAATGGTGAGCTGATTAAGCAGATAGCATCACAGGATAGCTCTAGTCACTCAGCAATAGATAAGCGAATTAAGAACATCAAACGTAAGCTTGGAGCTAAAACACTTTCAGAGTGCATATACAAGGCGGCTAAGGTGGGTATCATTTGCTTGCTGATAACTACAACATCAGCAATTGAGCTTGAGATGGCGATTAACCCAGACTTTACAGATTTAGATATGCAAAGAAGAGTATCGCGTCAGGTTAGAACTCGTAGGAAATCACAAACCAACGATAGCCTTTAACTCAGGGAAATAACGAACAAGGAACCCAATCAATATAGCGAAAAGTAGAGAGTATTTTGCAATCTGCTTTTCGTTTTGCGAAATCTTTGTTTCGTGCTTTTCAACTTTCCCCTCAAGGCTAGACATCCTAATGTGAACATCTGCTAACTTCTCGGTAACACTAACAAGCTTATCTAATTGTTTTTCTTGATGCACTTGACCTTGCTCAACTCTAGCTAACCGTTCGTTAACTTCACTCATGCTAACATCCATAATAAAAACCCCATAATAACAGTATTCTATCCGTCATTATGGGGTATTGCAAAGTTAGTGCCTAGGTGGTGTTTTGTGGAGCCTGTTTATCTTAATTCTCATCAAGAGCGTTTTAAAAAGTGAACACTATCAAGACTAACCCAGCCACCAGGAAGGTTCCCGACTTCAATGTCCCCGTTTTGATATATCACTAAAGTTTCAAGTCCCGATTGGGTTTGGCATGTTGTATATATATCTCTACTTACGGGTCTATATTGCGGAGGAAGTGTACACATTACTCTGCTTGTTGATGCGTTCTGGTTTGCAAACCCTGTCATGCTGACAAGCCCGTTATTCTCTATTACCTTAGCTGAAAAACTAGACAACGGACTCCATAGGTCATTGTAAGTAGCAATACCTTTTACAACCTTATTCACTGACTCGTATCGCGAGTAAATATCAGGGTTATATTCCACCCCTACTGTATCGCAAACCACCTTAGACATTAGCGCCATACCATCATCTGAAGGGTGAATCCCGTCGGGTATGAGACCTTTTCCGGCAAAATCAACAAGGTCAAACCGAATAGGGGTATGACCGTTTTCCGAGCAGTACCGGAGAATAGTGGCTACATAGTCCTCATAAACATATGGAGCTATAGGACTCCAAGAGCTTCCACCCTTTGGCGGCACGCTAATGTAGAAGTGTGACCCAGACACGCGTGAAGTAAGCCCGTCAACTAACTTACTCATTTCAGTTAAGTATTCAGATGGAGTGTTGTTGTACCCTGTATTGTAAATATTGTTAGTACCTAGCATGATGAAAAAAGTGCATCGCTCTTTGTTTGCAAAGTTACTGTACTCAGCAATAAGATCCATTTGTGACGATGTGTTGAAGTTTTGATAGGCCCATCCGCTACGAGGGATGATAAATCCGTATTGTGAAGGTGTCGAATCAATAGAGTGAGCCAGTACGGAAAGACTATTAACCACTACAGAGCCTCCGCTACTAGTGATTGTGATTGCATCGGTTTCTATAGTGTCTTGAACCAGAGATAGTGAAGGGTATGAGGTTTGCTGCCCAGAGCCCGAAATTGAATGCGTTGCTGCTAGATGTCCATTGACGCGAAGCTCTAGGGCTCCAGAGCTCAAGTCCGCATTGTAAATCACATCAAAGTTTCTAGCTTGATAGTTATTTAGTGTAATTGTCTCTCCGTCATCTAGTTGTAATGCGTCATTGACCACGCCACTCGAAATGAATGTACCTGTAGTGCTTTTGTTGGTGTCGTCAAAATCCTTACTAATACGTGCATTGCCGAAATATCTATAACCTTGAGATACAGAGTTCTGTAAGGATTGCATGAATTGATTAACGTATCGAGCTTTCCATTCAGTGGCAGCAACACCTTCGGTGATACTATCACCAATGACCACTACGTTTGTGCGAGCGTCGTGATTAATAGATCTAAGAATTTGCGAAAGCCCGGCGTCACTTTCTACCTCAATTCCGCTTGGTTGTTTTCTGGCATATAGCCCTCCAGATAATGCTACTCCACCATCAGCTACGGATGTTACCGTATATGTCTCGTTTAGCTCCCTAACATAGTACGTGTGGTTTTCATTGGGCGTGATAGACCCAGAGATTCCATTAACAGTTCCTGAGATCATATTTGCCAAGCTTTCGAATGATGCTATGTATCGATCGTCAGTGCCATTAATTGACTCGCGCCAATTAACCCCTTCAGGTTCTGGTGCTGATGTTGTAATTTGCAGGGCTGTAAAGTATTTTCCTGTAGGTGTACCACTAACTTGAGTCTGGTATGTGTCGCCTTTGTTAGCGCTTCCGCCTGTATCTGGCCATAATCCGCGATACTCACCCGCAATTGTGCGAATGTCGTCACTAAATTGCGCGTTGCTTTTTGGGTCGTCAACAGTATTGTGAATCTCTTCAATCTGCGCGCCTGTTCTTGTAAATGTAACAGCCATATTATTTCCTTAAGAATCAATTAGTGTGTAGTCAACACCAGCAACTGAGCGACCGGGTTTAAATTTCGCTGACTCTGATGATAGATTATAAACGGTTATGTCTGTAGGTGCTAATGCGCCTGATACTGAGAAACCCGCCAGTCCAGAATTTCCAGATTCCGAAATTGAAACCTCAGTGTTACCACTCGCTGATGCACTGTCTTGCGATGGAAGCGCGTCAGAACTAAGGCCGCCGTCTGATGATATTGCAGTCACAGAAACAGATGCAACTGCACCGGAACCGTTTTGATAAGAGTAAGAACTACCAGCGCCAACACCACCGAAATCAATCCCGCCATCAAAACCATCAAATTTGTGAGTGTATTTATCGTGATATGTAGGCACTAAGCCGAAGTCATCAAGAAGTGAAACGCCAGCGAATCCAGAAGGAATACCGTTACCACCAGAGCCTGATGATGAAACTGACACACTAACAGATTCAGTTAAATCACCACCACCAGTAACGATTGTTGCATATGCGTAAGCTCCAGAACCACCAGAACCACCTCCGGCAGATAGAAGCGTTGAAACTGCTGTGTAACCTAGAGCTGTGTAGTTTAGGTATATCTCCGTTTCTATTCCGTTTGACTCGTAGCTATTTGCGCCGCTATCCGCATTTGTTGTGCTTATTGATGGATTTGTCCATGTCTCATTTACGTAAACGCTAACACTGCCACCATTGCCACCCTTAGCGCTCCATACTGTATTGTTTGTGCATATAATTCTAATTCTGCTATCAGGATGCCAAGCTCCAGCTCTTACAGATGCAAGCCACGTTGATGACTCTTCCGCAGATCCAATTTCACAACCGTCAAATATGAACGTGTAGTTTAGCGGGATGTTAGTCGGCGCGCCTACATATGTTGCTAGGTTAATTGAGCGAATACTGCCGGTTAATGTAACAAACTGCTCCTCGTTCGGATCGGTTGCGAACAGTGGCGTATAAGCAAGCGCTGTTGCTGTGTACTTACGGCCAACTCCATTCAGGTTGGGTTGTAGCTTTAGTATTTGAACTCGGTCGTTACTTGTTAATGTTGCACCTGATGGCGATTGCTTATCGATACTTATAACTTCAATCACGCTACCAATAGTAATTCCTTGAATCTTTCTCTCTTCAATGTCAAACGCCACCTCCCTTGGAGTGTCGGAGTATCGCTGAATGTATCGAGATGTTAGGCGGGTTGCTGAGTCGCCGCTAATCCACTGAACAGGGTCGAACTCTTTAAGCTTAACTGAGCCGTAAAAATCTGGGGTTTCTGACTCAAAATCAGATGAGCTTATTAGTCTAGAGTAGTTTGTGCTGTCGTCATTGCTAGCTTGGTAAGCCTTCCCGGCAAGAATGTAAGCACGACTGAATCGAGTGTTATCCCTTGTTGTGACTTTGTAATTCTGAACGTCAGTTCCTTCGATAAATGAAACTTCCGGTTGCTTCCAGTTGCTGTTAGTTGAGATAAAAGCCTTTTGTGTTGCTTGGTCTAGCCACATATCAACCAAGAATACCTCTAGTAAGTCATCAATAAGGTCGCTTGCATCTTCTGGCTCTGACATGATACCCCATAGCAAGGCGTCACCATCCCACTGAGTGATGTCATCATTCCATTGCGTGTAGTTTACAAAGTCCTGTAATCCTACCTCATTAAAGATAGCTTGAAGGGTATCAGCAAGCGGCTCACCATCTAGTAGGCGACACGGTTGAAGTGTAGACTCTGCGTCGTGAGATTCTTTGTTTGATTTGTAAAGTACGCGGCCATCAATTGAGCTTGTGCGAGTGTGACCGCGCGCATCAACTGTGATTGCATTACCAACCACTGAATCAACTCGGAATAGCTCAGCGCCCATCCTAAAATAAGTATTTTCTGGGAAATCTGTTGCATCACTAATATCAAAGGTCACTTGAGAATCGTCAATGTCGGCGGTTAGCGTAACCTCTCCCGGCGTTGGGAATTGCTGAGAGAATGCCTCAAGGTCTTTTAATGCATCCTTTGCGTTAAGCGTAAACACTCCAGCGCTAAGTGTTGCATTGGTAACGTAGTGCGTTTCTGTCCTTACTTCAACTGGCGTTACCTCGTCACGTCCTATTGAGTAATAGTGAGTGATGATTTTCTTTCCTTCAAGAATGTTGCGTGCTATTAGTTTACCGAAAAGGGTCCCTTCCTCGGTGAATTCAATAGGGCCTGGGTCGCTCTTTTCATCCGCGCATGTCATTGACATTGTCCCGCGACTCGCAAGGCCGCCGGCTTTTGCCTTTGATGTTGTAACGCTTGCACCTGTAACAACTCTGAACATCGTTGAGTTTAGTCTACTTTTCCCTGATATCGATAAACCGGGAAGCGATACGTATGGGGTCTTTCCTCTAGTGAAGAATAGAGAGTATTCCGCATCACTAGGCTCAACGCACATAGGCGGAGTGTGCCAGGTTCCGTCGATGTTTTCCCTGGGGGTGCAAACCGTACAGTACGGCAGCACTAACTCATAGATAACATAATGCGATTGTTCGAAATCGTTTAAGTAAGCCATTAAATAACAGTCCCAGAAAAGGTATTGAATGTAAGTTGAGATACGCCAAGCAATCTAGTTTGCGAGTGGGCCTTGGTTGACATTCCAGTTGTTGAGAATCCAGCGTAACTATGAAACTTATTATCATCCTCAAGCACATAGAATGTGTTTCTTGAGGTGTATTTTAGCATGTCACGCCATCCGTTTTCAGCTTCATAGTCTGACATTAGATTATTAGGAACCGTTAGCGTTGCTGTTTGGGTGCCTGTTTCATACACGAAGTTAATTGGAGCTCCATCCAAGCTGGTTGCTGATCTTGCTCTAATGTTTGGCACAGCCCAGCTTCTATTGTATCCAGATTGCTCACCGCGTGGAACTTCGTAAAGCTTACCCATGGCAATTTCAGATATTTGAATCTGACCTTGACCGTAGATAGTAATCTCAACTTCCTGCGTTTGCTCTAGGTCAACCTTATAAACGATAACTCTCGACTCATCAAGGCCTAGTGTTGTGTCATCAATCTGGCCAGATGCCAATGCAAACAATTGCTCAGCGTTAGAGTCGAATAGCTCATTTACATTAACATCAAGCAGCTCGTCAGGGTTTATCGATGTAATTACCAGTCTATCCTTCCTTGATATATTCGTACCACCAAAGGCTATGTACTCAATATCTTGCGGAGTTGGAAAGGTAAACTTTATCGTCAACTGCCCCGAAAGTGTGGCTGTGTAAGTTGATGAGTAATCACCATCAGTAATAACCATTATATCCTGGGTTAGCGACTCTGGAACTTCGGTTACTGTGGCGACCTTTGATAAATTAGATGTGCTTATAAACATTAAATTAGCCCGTCCTGTCTTGAGCGCTCAATAGCGTTATTAAATGCTACACCAAGCTCGGTTGAGTCATCAAACCTAATTGTCACGGTCTGGTTACTTCCGTTAAGGTCTGAGTTTTGAGCTTCGAGTGTTGGTGCTTCTTCCTCAAGTCCTGGGTCTGAAGGTGCTGAAACACTACCGCCGCCACTTCCTTTGGATGCGCTAGATATTGAGGCTAACTGAATGGCTCCACTTGCAGCAACTGCGGCGGCTAAAGGGTAGTTGGGAAGCGCCTTTGTGACCGCCGTGGCTGTGTTAATAAAGGCATTCGCATATTGAGCATTCTTGTTATCTTCAAATAGGAGACTGCTAGCGCTGATTGCAACGTCAACATAAGCATTCTCTGCTTTCTCTTTATCTTTGTTTGCCTTTTTATTTGCGTCAGCCTTGTCCTTTTCGCCCTCAAGCGATTCCTTCCTTAGCTCATTCATTGCATCAAAAGCCGCTTGGTCTGCGTCTAAATCTGCTTGCCTTGCCTCGTCTCTAATTGCCTTTAGGCTTTCTTGGTATTCACGCTCAAGCTCAAGTAGTAGTTCGTTATTACCCGCTGCAATTGCTCGCTCGGTTTCGTATTTTTCAAGTAGAAGTTGCTCTTCTGATTTAAATCTATCTAGCAGTGCTTGCAATTCATCACTACCACCTGTTGATTCTGAAGTAGATCCAATTGTGCCACCGATAACCCCGCCATTACCCTTTGCTGCGTCCGCTATGTTTTGCTGTTGCTCTAGAGCCTCGTCACGCTTGGCAATTAGCTCATCAAGCCTTTGTGTCTCTGTTAGTATCTCGCCATTCAATCTGGCTTTGGTGATAATCTCATCCGCATCAGCATCACGGTTATAGCCAGCAACGCCAACGTAATCATTTTTCTTTTGCGTTAACTCGTCGATGCTTGCAGTTTGCTCATCAATCAATCTGTTTAATGAGTCGATATTCTCGATGTTTTCCGCATCTCTGAACGTGTTAATAAAATCAACGATGACTTGAGTTGCACCTGGAACAACATCTATAACACCATTAAAGAACTCGTTAAGCGCCGGAGCTAATTGAGCTGAGATAACCTTTGTTGCATTACCTAGCGTGTCAGTTAGCAAGTCAAACGATGTAGCGGCCTCAGTTAAACCTTCAGCCTCTTGCTGTGTTATTGATAGGGCGGCATTAACGTCATTGTATCGCTTGGTTAGCTCGGTTAATTCCTTGCCATTATCGGCAAATAAAGGAGTTAGCTTTGACAAGTCATTACCAAGAGACTCGAAAACAAACGTTGTTTCATTTGCGCTCGCTCCTGCGTCCTCAAGCTGATTTGCAATCTCTTGGATAACTTGTTGCGATGATAGGTTTTGCCACTCAGCAGCTAGTGCCTGCGCTTCCTCTGTGGTCTTTCCTGTTACGTCAGCAAAGTCTTGGAATGCGCCAGTTCCTGTAGATGCAAACTCACCAAGCTTATCGCTAATATCCTTTGAGATATCGGCCACTTGTTCGGCGTTAATGCCGTACTGTTTGGTTGAAAATGCTAGAGCTTCGAACTCTCCAGTGGTCAACTTTGCCTGTCGGCTTAGTGATTGTAATTCCTGCTCACTCTTTGCGGTTAGAGTGATCATTGTTGTTAGTGCCGTGCCGACCGCAATAGCCGCTTTAGCTACTGTAGCAACCGCGTTACCAGCAGATTTGGCACCCTTAGACATAACGCTAAAGCTTGATGATGACTCGTCAGACTCGGAATTGAGCTTACCCAAATCTCTAGTTGTTGCCTTTATTTCGGTTTGAACGGATGAGTATTCTGATTTGGCGTCTTTCAGCTCACCATTTAACTGATTGGTTGCCTTTCGATTTTCCGTTAACTCAGACCTAGCCTCACCTAGTGATTTTTCTAATATTTGAATCTCTTCAGCAGTTGCAGACCCTGACTCTTTCGCTGAGTCCAATTCTTTCGATAGCTTATCAACAGCTTCGGCAGACTTTTTAGATGCATCCCTAGCGTCTAGCAGACTACTGCTAAGCTTTGTAATGGTTCCGTTTAGGTCTTTGCCCTTTGATGTTAGGTTGGAAATTGACGTTACAGCAGCTTTGCTAGAAGCTGTCATCGTCTTGATGCTTGAATCAACCATGTCGGTTGACTTTGATACCGAATCAAGCTCAGTACTTGTACTTGCTAGTTTCTTATCTAGATCGGCAGTGTCGCCTTTTAGTTTTACTACTAAGCTTTCTTCGCTCACAGTATGTTCCTCAAGTCTTTTCTATCCATGCCGTTTAGCTTGCGCTTTTCATTTACCATTAATGAAGAGTCCTGATTTACATCGATTGTGATTTCAAAAAGCATATACAGTTCAGTGATGCTCATCTTCCAATACTCACTAGGAGCTATGTGGAATCTTTCTATCGCCGGTTTAAATAGGCCATACACATCATAATCACTAGACTCGCCAACTTCAGAGAAGTACGCAAGGAAACGGCTTATAGCTTTTTTTCAGAACGCAGCGCATCAAACTCTTTGCTGATGTTATTGCA